GTCTATGTAGATTTGTAAGGTCATGGGTTTTCTGTCTTTGTCAGTAAAGGATATCCAGGTCGTTATCAGGTTCGGTTGTTTGTTCGATCTCCGTAGTGCCGCCGCCGCCCCAGCGAAGTATCTCTTGCGCTAGTAATTCCTCAAGCGGCGAATGAGAGTGCAGCCCTTCAAAGTATAGGCCTTCCATAAAGCTGTCACGGATCAGCGTTGCCTCTTTAGCGTTTTCAGGATCTTCAGCTTCAACTGATCCATGCCCAACGAAGAACACCGCGCCGTCTGCTTTGCGTTTCACTTTTATCATAGGTCGCTAGGCAATTTGAAGTCCTTCGGGATGCCTCGCCAGTCAAGGTCGTCAAGGAACTTCTTGTTCGCTGACGATAGATTCCGGTACCATTTCATCTTACTGACTGGCACGCCTCGCATGAGGTCGATGATGAAGTCAAACCCCTCTGGGTCATTCTTCATAAATCGCAACGGCGCGGCGTAGAGTTGTTCTGTATACATCGAAGTGATCTCTGTGCCAGCGAAGTCGTACACCTTGCCCGTGTATGCGCTTTCGAACTTGTCAGCCCAAGCGTATTCATCCTTATACCCTTTCATCTTCTGGACCGGTGGCAACTCAAACGGCGCACCCTTCGGCGCGACGTTGGCGCGGTATGCGCGAAACATGTATGCGATCTTGCTATAGTTAGCATCTTCGATGGTGTGCCCTATCTCATGGATGATCGTTCGGACGGGGTCCACCTTCGCGACGTAGACCTTTCCTCTGGTAGCGAATGCGCGTGCTGAATCTTTCATCGCGCTGACCTCTACATGGTGACCGGTTGCTTTCGCTTCCCAACTTAGTAGATCCCTCTTGTACTGATTTCTGAGGTCGATGTATGTGTCAGGGTCAAAGAGTCCGTCTGCGTACACTTGTTGCTGTGCTTTACGCGACGACCACCATTTGGTTGAGTATTTTCGACCGTGGGTTTCAAGCATTTCTTTCACTCGGTCTTCGATGCTTTTGATTCTTTCCTTGTAGTACTTGATCTGCTCCAGCGTTTCAGGGTTAGCAGTTACAGACCTACGCCATAGGTTGCCAACGAACTCTACAGCTTCATCCGTTCGTTGTTTCAAGTGCGTCGGGTGTGTGTGCGTAACACCGTGGTCTTCGCTGGTCCGCCATCTTTCGCCCTTCGGGCCTTCTGTAGTTTTGACTGCCTTGGTTCCGCCTGTAGATATCTGACCGCGCACGAAGGTCGCATCCTCGCGTGCTTCTCGCAGTGCTGCCCTAGCTTCTGTTATCCTTCTTCTTATGTCTGCGTCCTGCTTTTTGTATTTCTTCCAAGCAACCGCATACTCTTCTGACCATGTTCTGCCAGAAGATTTCAGGGTGGCATACGCTCTTTTCTGCTCGGCAAGTAAGCCTTCATACCTTTCTTCTGCTTCTTGAATTGATCGCTTGAAGTCAAGAGACTCTTGCCGCAGCTTTGATTGTTCCAGCAACCGCAAGCGCAACTGTTCGCCAGTCTCATCGGCAACCGCGACCGATGGCGGCGGCTTGGTTGTTGTTGGTGCCGGTGGTGTTTGTCTGGTTACCCTCTTGACTACTTTGCCGACTGTTACGTCGGCTTCTTTGCCGAAAGCCGTTAGCCTGAATTTACCGCGTCCCGTTTTCTCTAGGAATCCATTCTTGACAAGGTAGTTGATATGGGCGCGGACGGTTGACGGTGTGCGACCGACAAGAAACTCAGCCAAGTCGCTTGCTTGGAACTCAAAGCCAGAAAGGCCAGACGATGCAGATATGCTTCTGACTTTCTCAAGCAATTCAAACCGGACACTACTCAACGCAACCGGACCCGGTGCAGACTTCAATCCACCCTTGAGCAAGTTGCGTTCCTTCTTCAACACTTCCTTCAGTGTCAAAGGTCGCAGACCTCGCACATCGCTGAACTGTTTGATCGGTAGATGACCGCGACGAAACACGTCGCCCTTTCCTGCGTTGCCTAGGACTTCGTTTTGCACGCGCGGCGGTTGTTTCTTCAACCATTGGCCGAAGGTCGTCTTCCCTGGTACTGGTCCGCCCGCTGCGGCTCTGGTGCTTGCAGGAACCTTGGCGACATCGACCCCAGGAATATCAGCCAGCGGCTTCAACACAGGAATGATATCGCTGCGGCAATTCGGATGCGCTGGCGGTCGTGGCCCTGCGTGAATCGACCAAGTCAAACCGTCAAGGCTCGCGCATATCTGCGATGTGCGGCTATCCAAAGTCGATAACCATTCGACCTTATCAACTGCTTGCGAGTTCTCAGCGATAACGGCTTCGCGAGCTTTGGTCTGAACATGATTGACAGCCGTGCGCGTTACCATCTGCGACTCTGCGACGGTCATCTTCAACACACCCTTCGCAGACTTCAACCTAGACATGATCGCCGTAGTGCTTTCGCCCTGTGCTATGCCTAGCATTATCTGTTGACGAATGCGCTTTGATGTTGATGCCGCTATGGTGTCAGTCCATTCCTTTAGGAAGCGCCCGTTCATGGGGTCGGTTGTGACTATGGCGTTGAGCAGTTGCGGCGCTGGCAACTTATAGCCCAGGCGCAACGGTAACTGACGCTGCATTGTTTCAGCCGTCCAAGACGCTTCAGCCTTGGCTAGTTCTGACATGTTATTCTTCAGCCGCGCCCTGAGCAGGTTAGTACCGCCGCGCACTACATCATCCAAACCGCGAAGCTGTTGCATCAACACGCGACGGCGTCGCGGGAATGACCGACGGTTGCTCATGCGTTTGGCGATGCTGTTCGACTTCTTCAGAATGTCAGGTATCAACGACTGGCGCAAGAATCTGGTGATGTCTTTCACCTGCCCGCTCTTGTAGCGGTCAAGGAAGACGCTGTGCCTGATCCATGGGTCAACGTATGCCATTAGTCATCGTTGGGGTCAGGTGCTTCTACTGGCTCTGGCTGTTCAACTTCTTCGTCAATGCCAAACTCTTCACCGTCGGCAATGGCTTCTTCCTCAACGCGCTCCGCTTCTTCTTCTGGGTCTATCCTGTCGCTGATCACGCCGCGCCTTGTGTACTCTGCTATTGTAGTGATGCGCGAAAGGTCACCCTGCTGACGTAGTTGTCTGATCTCGCTGAGGTCTTCTAGCTTGGTCATGGCGAGCGCGAACTCGGTCCATATATCGACTTGCCATTCTTCCGGCAGCGCTTCATCCATACCGCGCCAAGCCGCTGCGTGTTCGTAGGCTTGTTGCAAACCGTGTTCCATCAAGCGAACCCACGCTTCAACATCGGTTGATGACTTCGCTGCGTCGATAGCTTTACCTGTCGCGGTTGGGTTGCCTGACTTTGTTCGCATCGGCTCGCTACCCGCTTCAGCCATCTTCGATTCAAGCCGGTCGAGTTCATCCCATCCCGCTTGAGCGCCGCGCCCTGTATGCTCGGCGTATGACAGCTTGGCTTCTGGGTTGGTGCTTCCGTTGAGTCTACCAGGGCCGATGGTGATACCTGTAGCAAGCTCGTCTTCGTTCATGCCAGCGCCGAACAACACCGCGAGCCTGATCGTGTCGATGTATTGCGTCTGGCGGCTGGATGACTTCCAGTGTGCTAGGTTCATGTGTGCAACATCAAGCAACGGCGGCACGCACTCAATAAGACCGCGCTGTTCGCCGAACTGCATCACTACGATCGGGATACCTGGAAACGTGTGTGCGCCTTGACTGTGCATGACATACTTGTCGCGGCGCTGGTCGTACCGCCATAGTTCCCAATCTCCTGGCAATGCTACGGGCGTGACGTTGCCGTCTTTGTCTTGTTGCGCAACGGTGCGCGGTGCGCGTATGACGCGGATCCACGACACTTCAGCCTGACCCCAATCACCGACGCGCTCGGTGCGGACTTCTTTGATTCGCACTTCGGCTAGTTCCTTGTCGCCAGCGCTGTTCGTTGTCTCAATCCAGCCTAGCAAGTTCCTAGGCGAGACACGTTTGAACCTTGGCCGAAGATCAAGTTCTTCTTCCTGTGCCGCGTTCAAACCTTCGGCAATGGTTGGGTGATCCACCAGCACGACAGCTAACCCGCGAGATATACCGTCGATCATCAACCGCCTAGCCATAGCAGTCAGGTCGGTTCCTTCGCCGTCGGTGTCATGTTCGATCTTGTTGAGCGGGTCAGGTAGTTCATTTACTCCTTCAGGCAGCTTGATCTGAACCGGCTTTGCGAAAGGCCTGACCGCGTTGCGTTCAACGGCAGCTTTGAAACCGTTGAACAGGACCGTCGCCTTGATGCGCTTGTCATATTCGACCGCGTCTTCCTGCTCATACATAGGCAGATAGTCAGACCGCCCTGAGCGCATTGCTTCGGTGCCTTCCATCAAGTCGTCGATGAGATCCCACCCGCCTGGGTGATCCGTTCCAGCACTGAGCCAGTTCGCGCCGTGCAACATTCGCAAGTAGGCTGGTCCGCCTGTGTCTACTGTTGCGTTCGCTGGGTCGTCAATGGTCGACGACACTGCGCCGGTTGCTGTTGTCCTTGTCACTTGTCCGAGTGCCATCAAATAATCCTCTTGCTGATCAGTTTGCCATCGACCACAGGGAAGCGGTCATGAATGTAGTATCCTAAAGCGTCGCTCATGTGTGTTAGTTCGCTGCCGTTCTGTTTCAGGATCTCACCGCAGCCTCCTGGTATTGTCTCGACGCGCTCAAAGTCCATGACGGCATGAGGCGCTTCGTGTGGGTCGACGAATAGCCTGTGCAAACCATCGGTTGAACCGACGCGGCTGTTCATTGCGTTGACCCTAGCGCGTTCTCTTGGGTTGCTTCTGCGGTTTCTCATCGACAGCCTGTCACCGAACACAGCGCGAAGGCTGCGACGGATGATGTCCCAGTCGCTACCAGCTACGGCTACGGTTGCCCTCGCGCCGCCAGACGCATCGCCATACACCAACACATTCCCGCGATGGTAGCCCCAATCTTCGATGAGTCTGTTGCACACCATCGGCGTATTTGAGTGCTGCGGAATCCACACCTCACCGATAACGGCGGTTGCTTGCTCTGCGGCGGTTGGTGCGACTGGCCGATGGGGTCCAAGCTCTTGGCATATGACGGCGGTGCCTGGGCTGGTGTTGAAGTCGAACCCAATAATCAAGTCAGCGTCAGCGTCGTAGCGCTCAGACAATCCGCGCACGATGTTTGCTTCGCTCCATGCGTAGTATGCAAGACCTCCGTACGATTCGAAGCTACCTTCTAGCTCTTGGCGGAACGTCCTTTCGTCCATGCGTTGGCGGGCAGCTTCGATTGCTTCCCTCGACATGATGTCGGCGCTATGCCAATGGAACCGGTCCCAAGGCTGACCAGCTTCGCGCAGGTTGTTCGCTTCAGTCCATAGTTCGAAGTAATGGTTCCGGCCTTCTGGTACACCGATGATCCACGCCCAGCCAGGAAGTTGACCCGGTGTATCTAGCGCTGGCGATATGTTCTCCGTCCATGCTTCGGGCTTCATGTTCGCATACTCGTCGAGGATGATACCGTGCAACGGTTCGCCTTCGATACGTTCGGGCCTGTCCATCCCAACAACGCACAACCGCGTCCCATTGACTAGCATGATCTCAAGCTCAGTCTCACGGGGTTGACCTGCGACCCATGCGTTAGGCACAAGCTGCTTCAGGTCGTTCCAGTAGATGCGTTTGGCTTGGTCCCTGGTTGGTGCTGCGAAGCAATACTTGCGCCCCCTGACCTCTAGGTTGCAAGCCCGATGC